TGGTTACCGATAAAGATAGTCGGGAACACGCTCACGCCCGTCGCCGGTGCTGCCGGCGGCGTCTGTGCGACGCCGATACCCGTCAGCGTCACCGTCTGGTTCGGCAGAAGCTGCGTAGCCTGACCAGCGAGCGGGCCGGTAACAGGAACGCCGTTGCCGATTGCCGTTGCCAGATTCGACGGCGTGGCTGACGTACCGATGTACACGTTGAACACGTAGTTCGGCACGTTCGGGATCACGACGCTGATAGAACCTGTCGGGCCCGTGACGCTGATCGCGTTCGAAACCTGATAGATGATCTGTTCGACCGACGTTTGCGCGGGCGAAGCCGTCACGATGATCTGATAACCGGCGTTCGTTGCCAGAGTGCCGCCGGAAGCGGACGCCGTACCCTGGATGGCGGCTGCGCCCGTCCAGTAGGGCATCATGTTCGATTCAACGAAGCGCGCACCGTTGAACGGTCCCAGTTCGTTGTTGTACAGGCGGTTCACGTCGCTGTATGACCACGCGTTCACCACCGTCGTGTTCTCGCGCATGTCCTGCGCCGACAGCGGATGGATGAGCGCGATGTAGTGTTGCATGACGGCGGGTGACTTCGACGGATCGCGATACGCGCCCGCTTCGATCATCATGTCTTCGCGTTCGTCACCCATGAAGCGCGGAACGCCGTACGTGAGGAACGAACCAACGATGCGGTTCGTTTCGTGCGGGGTCATCACGTCGGTTGCCAGCAGGTTCGCGCGCGATGCCTTGCCGTTCGCGTAGTTCACCTGTGTCGTGGCGAGGAGCGTGTTGAACGTGTTCCGTTCCAGCGTTTCCGGCAGTTGCAGCGCGACCAGTTCACAAGCCTGCTGGAAGAGCGGGTGCTTGATGGTCAGGTTCGCCACGTCGGTGATGATGACGCGATCGCCCCATTGCTGCGCCGTGGCCGAAACCTGTTGCAGCGTCATCGCTTCGCCAGGGGGCGCTACGCCTTCCTGCAACGGCGCGAACGGCAGCGGCAGACGCTGGTAGCGCGAAGCCGTGTACGTCGTGCCGCGATTCGTGTCCAGCTTCAGCGGCTTGCCGAACTGATACGCGACCAGCTGGCGGCGCGCGAGCGGCTCGACTTCTTCCTGAATGTACGCTTCAACGTCCGCCGTAAAGCTGGTGGACTGGTTGGTAACGCCCGGGAACAGCGAGGCCCACAAGAGGCCCAATTTTTTGAGGTATCGCATGGTTTCCTCTTCGTGGTTAAATATTCATGTTCGCCAGACGTTCGCGCCGCTTGTCCTGATCGGTGCGGCCCGAACGCGCCGGAACATCACTGCGAACTCCTGCCGACTTCCCGCGCGGCACTGCCGGGGCGGACGACTTGGGCTTGGCCTTAAGCTTGCCTTCAGCGATGTCCTTACCGAGCATCCAGTAGTACACGTCCTCGCGCGAAGCCTGTTGTCCGCGTGAACGCGCCTTCTGTACTTCTTCTTCCACGCGCTCCGTGTACTTCGCGCGGCGCGGTTCGCTCGCAATCTTCGATTCGAAGCGCGCACGGTCCGACATGTCCTGCGCCTGGAACATCGCCTGCTGCGCCTGGCGTTGCGTGTCGCGTAGCGTGCGGTTCGCCTGAATCTGCCAGCGCTCCATCTCCGTTGTGTCCGGACTGCGAAGGCGCTCTTCCTCGCGCTGATACTCCGTGTCTACGGGCGCAGACTGACTCGAAAGGCGCGCTTCCGCTGCAAGGCGTCCACGGCGTTCGACTTCAGCCTCCAGACGAGCCAGACGCTCAGCAGAATCATCGCGGCGCGATGTGGTCCGTGCAGGAGGATCGTCAGGCAGGTCATCAGCAGGGAGATCCAGATCATCATCATCACTGGAATCAGGTGCAGGAAGGTCATCAGGTAGGGGATCATCGTCCGTTTCTCCGTCAATCCCCGGAAAAAGAAGGCCTAAGAGTTTTTTAAGCAGCTTGTTCACTTGAGTTCCTTATGCCGGTCCAGTGCCCTTACCTACGGCTTGCATCGTCGCCGTGGGCGACGCGCCGACGTTCGTCAGGGTGATGATGTAATCCTGCCAGGTGCTCTGCGCGATGGCTTGCGACGTACCGGTTAGCGTCCAGCCGGTATTCGTCGTCACGGTCCACGCGAACGCGCCGCCTGAACTGTTGATGATCCGCAGGACGACGGACGAACCGACTACGGCTTGCTGCGGCGTGAGCGTCGCAATAAGGTTCGCAACCGTGGGAAGGGTGAGCGCTGCGCCTGCGCCGAGTGTGCCGCTCAGATTCAGCACGGTATTTTCCGCCGCCATAATCTGCTGCTGCGTGGCGGTGAAAGCCGTCGTGTTCGTGGCAACGTTGAACGCTGTCGCGGGCCACGGGTTCACGCTCAGAAGCGCACTAATCAGACCGATCTGATCGACTGCCGCGCCGTTCATCACGAGCGATTGAGGTTGTCCCTGAATGGCCGGGAAAAGCGCGCCGATCAGGGCGCTGAGACGGGTTTTTCGCATGGTATTCCCCTGATTAGGCTTTCGCCGGTTATATAGCGTTTGTTTCAAAAAGTCAACGTACGCGCCGGGCGCGTATGAAGCCAGTTACCGTCATGGTGCTCACGCCGAAATTCGACCGCGCGACGGTGAATGCCGTAGCGGGGGCTGAAAGACTGATCCGCGTGACGGGAGTACATATTGTCTGACTGGCAGCGGTCGTAAAAGATGTCTGTATTTCGGTGTAAGAACCAAAGGCCCCGACAGTGGCGGAAGTCATGCTAACACCCGCCACTATGTCGGATACCGTGGTGCCCGCTGCTGCGGCAAATAACACCACGCCTTCCACGTCCCAGTCCCCCGCCGTCAGTGATACCGACGTTGCGTTTGCGACAACACCCGTGGATAAAGACGTGCCCGCCGTCGTGTTCGTCAGATACTCGCCTACGCTGCCCGCGTTCGCGTTGTCGTTCGTTGTCGTGCCGACAATGCCGTTCGTACTGGACGGCGTGAAAGTGCCCGTGCTGCTAAGCGTCGTAAACGCGCCGGTGCTCGCTGCCGTGTTGCCGATAGGGCCAGGGGAGGCGAAGCGGTTCACAAATCCCGTACCGCTAACCGTCGAACTGGCGGATAGCGTCGTGAACGCGCCCGTGTTCGCTGCCGTGCTGCCGATGGGCGGAGGTGACGCGAACAGGCTGTTGAACCCCGCGCCGCTCACGGTTGACGTAGCGGAAAGCGTTGTGAACGCGCCGGTGCCCGGCGTTGTCGCACCCACGTTCGTGCTGTTAATACCGCCCGTTGCGCTGAACCCGCCTGTGTGCGCCCATGCTCCTGTGCCGCTTGTGGACGTGATGCCGCTAATGCCTGACGCCTGACCGCCGGTGATTGCCAGCGCGTTCGTAAAGCCGGTGAATGCGTCATTGGCAAAGCCAAACGCCAGAACGGTAGAGCCCCACGTCACGAACGCGTTTTTGTTGTTCGCGCTGCGAATCGAGTCAATAAACTGGACCGTAGGGTTCGGACTGTTGTAAATCTGCGTACCTGTGGCGGTCACCGCCGGTACCGCGCCGCCACTTGCGAACAGACTGCCGGCTGTCGCTGTCGTGAAAGCGCCCGTGTTCGGCGTCGTTCCACCGATCGGCGTGTTGTTGATCGTGCCGCCGGTGACGGCTACGCCCGACATCGTGCCGGAAGTCGCATGCACCGCTGCCACCGTCGGGTTCGGATACGCGCCTGACAGGTCGCCGCCCGCCGGCCCCGTTGGGTCACTGGCGACGCTGTTAAGCGCAATCGTTGTCTGCTGCGCAAGCGAGTTGACGGCGGCCTGCACTTCCTCAGGCGGAACGTCCGTGCCCGCGCTGCGCACGACGTACGGAATGATGCGGAAGGTATCAGCCATGGAGTGCCCTTAACCGTTTGCTTATCGATGGGCGCCCGCCGGGGCAGTGCGTCAGGAGATACGTGACAAGTCCCGGCCCGTAGCCGCACGCCTTCGCGTACTGGTCTGCCTCCAGCTCCTGCGCTTCGCACATCGCGAAAAACGCTTCCGTGCGAAAGAACGCGCGCAGCGTCACGAACCATAGCAGACGCGTACGTACGTGCTTGTGGTACAAGTGCCCGCGCTCGTGAGCCAGAATCGCGTTCTGCTCGAACACCGACAGGGCATCAAACTGACTCCCGGTCTGTATTGTGCCCCATGGCGTGACGCGCGCGCAGAAGTCTTTCATCGCGGCCCCATCTGCGGGTCTTGCACTGTGTCAGGGTGAATCATTCCGGCGGGGCCTTGCGGACGCGGCTGGCCCGGCTGCGCGCCGGGGCGCGGGGTTCCGGCCACGCCTGGCGCCGCGCCGCCGGGTACTCCCGGCTGGCCTTGCGGTGCACCAAGCTGTTTCTGCATCTTCTGGTTCATCGCCTGCTGGTGCGCCTGAATGTGCGCGCGGAACAGGCCCATCGGATCGCCCGTCAGCGTCGCGCCGCGCATATGCTCCGCGATGTGCCGCTGGTCATCGTCCGCCGGGTGGACCTCCGCCGGCATACCGTTGTGCATCATCAGGTTTTCGTCTGACGGCTCGACGTGGAACAGATTGCGCTCATCGATCAGGATGCGCGGACCTACTTCAGGCCCGAAGATCTGTTCCGTGCCCATCTCCAGAATCGGGCCGACATTCAGGCGACGTCCGTCCAGCTGTTGCGGCGGGATACCGCGCAGTACGTTCATCCACGCAATCATCTGCTGCATGCGCTGCATGCCCGTCTGATAGGCCGTGCCGCACCAGCGGAAGAAGTACCGCTCGTTGAACGCCTGGACGGGAATCTCTTCCTGCTTCGCCCGTGCGCCAACTTCGCCCATCGTCACCACAGTCAGTTCCTTCGTGCGGAACTGGCGGTCAAGTTCAAACATGCGCTCCAGAAGCGGATCCAGGATGCAGCCTTCATACCGTTTCGCGTGGTCGATAATGTTCGACTGCTGCTCCTGCGCCTGTGCTGCGGCCTGCGCCTGATTCTTGCGGCCCGCCGGCATCTTGCCGAGCATGGCGTCGTTGACTTCCATGCTCTCGTTGATCTGCGCCTTGATTGCCTGGCAGAGTGCCACGGCATCCTTGTAGATCGCCGGGAACTGCGCGAACTGCGTCTTCTGCGGGTCGGTCAGCCACACGGCAGCGAGGCCCATCACCATGGACTGATAGTTCGGGTTCGCGAGCGGATCGGTCATCACGATGGGGAGAAGCGCATATTGCGCGGAGTCCTGCCCCATATTCCAGTAGTCGTTCAGATTCCACTGAAGATACTTGACTGGCTCAACGCGCGAAATGCCGTAGATCGTGCCCTGAATGCGTTCCACAGGCGCCGTGATGATCGGGCGCTTTTTAGACCAGAACGGGTTACGGATGATGCCGAGAATGATTTCAGGACCGGCGTAGTAGACGAAGCACGGTTCTTTGCCGCGTCCTTCCTCCAGTTCCAGATTCGTGTGAACTTCATAGATCAGCGCGTACTTGTACGTGCCTTCCGTGCGCACGCCAGCGTCCGCCGTGCGTCGCTTGTTCGGGACACGCTTCTGACGACCGCCGTCCGGCTCGTTCAGGTTGTCCATGATTTCTTTCGCGTTCCAGCCGACGAAGACACCTTCATCGATGAACTGCTGGACGGATTCCTTCGACAGGCGCAGACGGACCGCCGTAGCGGTCGCGCGCTCAATGTCGTTCACAGTCGGCGGGTAGACGGCCAGGTCATCAACCGCCATCGGCGTGATGTCCGGCATTTCGTCTACAATTTCTTTCTCTTCGACGTCCCACTCTTCATCAACCGTCACGTCTTCCACGTCCACGCCAGCGGCTTCGTCTGTCAGGATCGGCGGTTTCTTGACCAGTTCCGTAATCCGGCGCGTGGTCTTCATCCAGTCTACGTACAGGCACCACTGGCCCGTCACGTCGCCCGACAGCAGATCCGCGCGAACAATGTCCTTCAGCTTCGTCTTGCGGATGTAGTGTTCCAGTAGCGCGAGTGTAGGGAACGGGGTAACTGACGCCGGACCCACCGCATCCACGTGCTTGTAGTTGGCAGGAAATAGCGTTGCGAGCGTGCGCTTGCAACGAGCGTTAATTGCATCACGTACAGCAGGAATGTAGCATTGGCTATTGCCAGTGTACTGCTGGTTTTCGTCGGGGCGCGCATTGTAGATGTTCCAGTACTCTTCGACCCAATCGGACTGCTGCTGCTTGTTCTCGTAGCACTTCTGGATTTTCGGATACAGCTTGCAGGCGTCGATATAGGCATCAGAGCCCATGTCTTCCGCGAAATTCTCCAGTTCCTCGCCCGTCTTTTCAGCGTCCAAAGCCCGTGAATCGAGGGTTTCGATTACGGGCTCTTCGACCTTCTTTTCTTCTTTCTTTTTGCGCGCCATTATGCGTGTCTCGCGAACTCACCATGCAGCATATCCGCCGCGAGGCAATAGAACTCATGTGCAAGTTCCGCCGTTTCGAAAGTTCCCAGCGTGAGATACCGGCCTTCATAGCCGATACGCGCCCGCCACTTGCCTGTGTCTTTCCGCAACTGAACGCCTTTGAACCCGGAGACGTTATCCACTCGGCGCGGATAGTTACGGAGATTCTCCGCGCGCAAACACGACCTCAGATTGCTTTTCTGGTTGTTCAGCTTGTCAACGTCGCGATGGTCCACGTGCATTCCGTCGCCCGGTTCGGCGCCGACTACAACGCGATGCATCAGCACCGTCCGGCGCGTTCCATCTTCCTGCTTCTGGTTCCGCGCGGCGTATCCATCGTTCTGAAGATACCACTTAAAACAGGACAAACGCTCGTAGTCTTCATCATCTACGAGCGCGAATTTTCCTCTCGTAAGCGGAATACGCTTCATCCAATGACCTTGCCTTTTAGCTTTCGTTCGAG